AGCCAGGTGTGACACCGGAGGTAACTTGAGGCGGCCCACCTTGAAGGATGCTTTGAGCACCAAGAGTAGTTGAAGTATCACCGCTTGGAAGACCTTTAACATACTGGGTAGCGCCTATTCCTCTAGGAAGTCCCGTAATTGGATCAATTGATATACCGCCACCCGGTCCAATATGTATTCCTTCCGGAGTGAAGGTTCCACCTTCTCCAGTAATAGCATCGGCCCAATTGCCTTGTTTAATGTCGGTTATACGTTCGGAGAAAGTTGCGGGTGCTTGATAACCAATAAGTTTACCGGCTGCATCAAAAATAGGAGCTTGCCCTGTAGCCGCTGCCTTAAAACCCGCTCCAAAGCCCTTAAGGCCGGTTCCCGGAGGCGCTCCTGCTAAACCTTTTAAGCCTCCGAATATACCGGCAGTTCCTCCGGCTATAAGTGCTGATTTGAAGGCATCTTTTATATCCCCCCCTGCGACTAATGTTCCGATACCGGAAGCCAACGCCATGGACGCCATGCTACCGGCTGCAAATATGTTGGTCGCGGGCAATAGGAATGGAAAGCCAGCAAAGGCAGCGATTAGGGGAAGAGCAACCGGTGCTATCTTCTTGACAACTTTAACTACTTTCTTAACTGCCTTCTTGACACTTTTGAAAATGCTGCTCAAGAAAAATTCCGGCATTCCTGTGACCGGATTAAGGCTATTGAGCTGATCCCCTACAATATACCTTTGTGGATCCAGCCCCATTTCCGCCATCTGATTGAACAAAAGGGCCTTAATCTGGGGGTTTGCCTCCAATACTTCCATGGGAATGACAGTCTCACCCTCGGCAGCATGGATCACATAAATGTCACCGTTCCGCCCAAATTCCGCCAACTTTTTGGCTTGGTCCTGCATGGAAGCTATTCCAATGGGCGCAAGTTCATATTCCGGGGAAGCGTCTACATAGGATTGAAGACCATTAGTCGAGGAGGTATAGGATTGGTTTGTCATCACGAAAGCTCCAATACGCTGGCGAAAGCATATATTTTGGATGCGTTGTCACAATTGAGTATGAGCGTATCGCCGTCCTCCAGAACAAAAGGACCAGTGAGGGACGAGGTAACTGTCGTGGCAATGGTGGTATTGGCAAGTATCACCAATGTAGAAGCAGAACTGTCATTTATCTTTGATAATACTATTACATTCCCACTGTGGCTATTATACAGATTTATGTTCTTTACAACAGCTTCTGTTGCCGTGGGACACGTGTATATTGTGACATCTCCTGTAGATCCCACCAAAGTCCCTATATTCTTGTACGCAGAAGCCATTTCTAGTCCATAAACCAGCTAAGACCCTTGGTGTCGTCTTCCCCGCTCATTACGGCTGGAAAATCGAACTTGGTCAGGGCCATTTCCAAATCTCTCATAATCCTGGCAAAAGTACCGGGATCGTACTCCTCTGGAACCATCGGAAAATTATGGTCGAGCAAAGAAGCCATCAGCGTCTCCCATCCTGGCGGATATTGACGCGAGTATCTCCAAGGGTCCATGCCGTATCTACGGTACTACTGGCTACTCTCAATGTGGCCGTTCTTCCTCTACACCGCACATCGGCCTTCTGCGTACTGGCCGTTACAGTGGCTGTCGCCTCGGTGGCAAGGGAATCGTTTGGATAGTTTCTGGTCTTGAAGACGTAGTCCACTTCTGCGCCACTTCCTGTCAGCACGATATCCGGGATAATTTTGCTGATAAACTGGAAGTTGTTACCGTCCTGTATGTCAAAGTCGGAAGACTCGATAAACGAGTTCATGGCAGAGCCGTCATCATTTTCCGTATTCTCATGCACGTACACTACTTCGGTCCCGCTGTCGGATCCTACACCACGAGGGTTGGTGTGGATGCCAAAATCTACCCACGCAGTACGCGACAGGCTTCCTATATCCCATGTGTTTTCCGTGTAATTAAACTTGACATAGCGGTCTATTTCAGTGGCAGAGGAAGAAATGTAGAAGAAAAACACCTCGTCAAACATGCGGTTGGAAGCAGCAAAGAATTTACGGGACTGATCCAGATTTACGTCGTCAAAAACGTACCGCAGAACGGTACACGGGATTACCTGTAAGCGCCCTGTGTAGGCATAGAAGTTTTCCCGATCCATCCAGAATATCTTGTCCCCCACAACGGCTACTGCATTTGGAGAAATAACCGACACGTTATTGGATACCATGGCAAAGCCAAAAGTAAACGGTGGCCCCGTAAAACGCATGGCGTAGAGAGAAGTATCTGTCCAGATCAACGTCTCCTGTCTCGTTTTCTCGGCTGCAATAATTTCAGAACCCGTAGAAAGGCGTTGACTTCCAGAAGTATTGGTTGCTGTAGGAGTCCAGTCGAACGCAGATTCCTGGTCGGACCAACGGACCAGAAGTAAATCCTGTGCTGTCTCCCCTAATGCATTGCACCCAAAGCAGACGACGTGGCGGTCGGTGCCGGAAACCAGCATCTGCCGGGTAAGGGTAGGGGCATCGGAAGCACCGCTTTGAGAAGCAAAAGTAGTAGCCCTTGTGGAAAGGCCAAGAGTCTTGTCCCAATAGTAGGGAGCACCGTTCACCACGTTAAAGATCAGATCTTCACCCCAGTTGTCCTGCGCGAATAAGCGCAGTTGCTGTGATGTGACCGCAGAAGTTGCTCCACCCCAAGTTACGAAAGCGTTTGCTTCCTTAACTACTGTAGTATCTGCATGAGCCGCAGCAGTCGTTCCTCTGACGCCCCTTACCACTCCGGTATCCAGGGTCTCACTGGTTTTTCCCGTGTACTGAATAAGTTCATCTTCGATCAAAATAAGTCCGACAAAATCGGCGCTTGCACTACTGGTATGGGCCACTTGAGTAGTTCCATCAGTCCCCCGCGTGAGGTCATTCAGAACATTCCCGGATTTACTTGCGTATCGGATTTTCTCACTGCCTATCAAGACAGTTCCCTCATTAGGAAAACTAGCGGCAGATGCAAGCGTAATGGAACCTGATTCATCCAGATCGACATTAGCCGCGATAGTAGTAGAAGCGGTCTCAAAATCCGTTGCAGATGTCAGAATAATGGAAGTCGCAGAATCGGAAATAAGACCGTTTAAGGTAGTTTGAGAAAAGGTAAGTGTAAGACCACCGAAAAGACCGGACCCAAATCCTGTTCCAGCCACTTCTGTCGTCAGACCAATATTCAATTGGTAAGTGGCGACGGGAGTACCTCCTCCGGCTGTAGACCCGGAACTGGCCGACCCTCCCGTATCAATTTTGTAACTGTTGGCACCTATAATCTGGGTTATGGTGTGCTCTTTATTAAGATCTCCGGTGGTAATTCCATCGAACAAAGTTGCACCTGTAAAGGTGACAAAATCCCCCACCACGGCCCCATGGCCCGGATCTGTTACCGTGACAATCCCACTTCCCGAAGCGCCACTGGTAAAGGGGTTGGAACCAAGAGTAACCGTGCGACGTATGGGGGTGATGTCGAAATAGTTCCCCCCCTCTTCTACATAAAACTTGGATTCGGTGCCAAGACCCATGTATTTGGCACCATCGAGCGCGGACCAGATATGCATGGATCTTCCCGTACCTTGGATGGTAGCGGTACTCAGTTTCGTCCAGCCTCCCATCTTTTCAGGGAAGCCTTTACGAAATCGAATTAAATCGGAATTAAACCAGCCATTCTCGTTTGAATAAGCCGTAGCCTCACGATTAATTCCCGGATTGAAAGTAAACTTAACAAAAGGCATTTTAAGCCTCTACCTTTTATGCAATGGCTACGTCACAGTTGCCGGTATCCCAGACCCAATAAGCTACACCGGCGATTAACCGCCCTTCCCTTGCTACGGCAAACGTCGAGCAATTCTTGAAATCATTCACTTGCATCCTCTATTATAGAAGCCGCCCATTTAAGGGTGGGTTCGTCCCAGTAATAGAGGGCATTATCTTCAGGATACTTCTCTGGCGCTGTCCACTTATTATCATCTGTTAGGCTCCACGATGGATACGGTTGAGGGGATAGAAAGGCATCCTTTTCCGCATCATAGGTGTAACCAATACCAGCATAGTTTGAACGTATAGTCCCGTTATAGCTTGTCTGTTTCCAAGTTCCGCCCAAGAGATTATTGCACCAGTTTTCGCCGTCAGCTTCGTGTTCATCATCAACGACGATTACGCGAAGCACGATCTTGTTTTCATTTAGTTCTGCGAAATAAGCCATGCTATGTCCTATTGGAATTGGTATCTGATTATTACAACACCAGAGCCACCAGCATCACCACTACCATACATCT